CAGCTCACCGCCGTCTACGCCCGGAGCGTTTGTCGGTCCGTATGCCATAGGCTCACGCCTCCTTTCCAAGCACCTCGTCCAGCATCTCCTTGATCTCCCCATCCCCGGCCACCTTGCCGTCTCCAAAGCTCCCGGACAGCCGCGCCAGCAGCAGCTCCGCCGCCATATCCGACTTCGGCGCCCGCTTGGCGTATACCCGCAGCGCCCCATTCAGGGTCCGCGCGGCGCTGTTCAGGCCGCAGTCCCCCGCCGTGCCCAGGCAGGCGGGCAGAACGACCAGAATGGGGATCATGTCCTCCTGGATGATCTCCGCCGGTATGTCCACGCACAGCTCCTCCGGCTCCCCCGGCTCTCCCGGGCTGGGAACCCAACCCGCCGCCGGGATGGTGAGGTCCAGACCGGCGATCGAGCTGGCCGCCGCGCCTGTCGTGTCGGCCAGCCGCTTCACGCTGGCAATATTCTCGATGATCCGGGCGAACAGCGGATTGAACACCCGGCTGGCGCTGGCCGGGTCGCTGTCCTGGAGCTTGCGGATGTCCTCACGGTATTGGGGCTCGGCGGGAATCGCATAGTTTTCTTCCATCGCTCCGCCCTCCCTAGAACTCATCGTCGAACTCAAACACAAATTTCACATCCGCGTCCTTGCCCTTGGGCAGGAAGGTTTTCACCGCCGCGAACACCCCCTCCTCGTCGATCAGCGCCATTTCGCTGACGCTGACGCCGTTGAGCTCATTTTCCTGGATGGTCACGGTATACCGGTTCGTGGTCTCTATCGGGTTGGTCACGCTGTCCAGCTCATATCGGGCTACCTCATGGCCCAGGGCCTGCCAGCTCTCGTCGGGCTGGATGGGCTGGCCGTCCTCATCCACACCCCCGTCGCCAAAGGCGATATAGGCGATCCTGGGGATGGTCTCCACCGCCCCCCGGGTAATTTTCGCCAGGTTGATTCTTCGCGCCCTGGTAATGACACTGGTCGTACTGCTCGCCACTATAGCTCACTCCTTTTTATTTCAGCATTCAGCTTTTTCCCGCCGTCCAGAAGCCGCCGCCCGTCCAGCCGCCACATGCTGTCCGCTGTGACTGCCGCCCCGGCGGACAGCCGGTTGTGTGCTCCGGTCCTTGTCAGCACCCGGACCATCGCCGGGCCCCGAATCATGCCCTGACACAGCGGCCAGCTCCCGTCCAGAAGCCGCCGCCCGTCCAGCCGGACAATCTCTGCGGCAAAATTACCCGCCCGCATGTGGACCCGCAGCCGGGGAAACCCCAGGCGCAGCGCCTGCCTCACCCCGCCCCCGGTGCTCAGCCCCAGCGCGGTCCCCTGCTCCTGCCTCACGCCCAGCGAGGCGGTCAGAGTCCTCAGCGCCAGCCGCCGCCGGTTCTCCGCCCACAGGCTGACGCACAGCGCTGCAAACCAAAAAATATCCCGGTTTTCCAGCCGCACGGGCTCCATCCGATAGACGACGCTGTCCAGGTGGGAGCGCAGATTTTTATAGTATTGCAGCCCCCACATCAGCCGTTTGTGCCGCTCCGGCGTCCAGTCGTGCTCCGGCAAATCCACGTCCAGCCGGAAATGGTAGGGCTCGCCCCCATACTCAAACCACTCCAGCACCCTTGTCATGGGGTAGATGGCCGAGGCGGCCTTTTCCACCGCCGCCCTGGTGCCCAGCGTCCTATGGACCTGCCAGCTGGCCTTCATGGTCCGGCGCTTTGTCTCCAGGTCCCAATCGGCGTCCCACCAGTCCACTTTGAAGTCATAGGCCAGAATGTCCAAAAGGGGCTCGTCCAGCGTGTCGATGGCCGGATACATCCGCAGCCGCTCCACATCCTGCCGGTGGGGAACCAGCAGCCGCGCCATCGCCTGGGCCAGCGCCTCCGCCTTCGGGTCCTTTTGCAGGGCGGGGGGCAGGGCGGCCATGAGATTTTCCAGGGTCAGGCCGTGGCTACTCATCCTCATAACCCCCGTTTATCACCGTGACGGTCCCTGCCCTGGCCACCTGGGGCACTTCTCTGTCCAGTCCGTCCCGCAGGGGGGTAAAGACAGGGGCGGTCAGCGCGACGCGCTTTACGCCGGTGTGGTAGAGGTATTCCCTCAGCTCATCCGGGTTGATGTCCCGGCCCAGCTTCCCGCTCTGCCACGTCTGATACCGCTCCACAGCGGCGTTTACCGCCGCCGCGACCTCCGCCGCGCTCCTGGTCCGTCCGTTCTGGAGGTAGTAGGTGAAACTGATGTCATAGGGCACAACCTCGGCGTCCTCCACAAGCACATGGTCGGTCAGGGGGCGTATCTCGCTGGCGCTGCAGGCGTCCAGCACCTTGCCCTTCATCTCCTCCCCGGCCAGCTCCCCGCCCTCCATGAGGACGTAGATCCTGACCTCACCGGGAACGGGGGAGTTGACCGCCACATCCGCGATCTGTGTGCTGACCTGCTTGGCCCAATAGATATAGCCGCCCCTGGCCCCGGCGCAGCTGAAGGCGTCCATGGAGGCGCGCATCAGCTCATAATACTCCTCGTCCGTGGCCCGGTCCGCGCCGCCCTCGGAGGCGGTGATGTTCCCGCACCGCGAGTAGTATTCGTACACGTCCACCAGGGTGCTGATCTGGCCCGCCGCGTATCCGTTGCCAATGGCGCCTGGGGTCTGACAGCGGACCTGGGTCTCCACGCTGGTCTCTCCGATGGGAACATAGACGTCCTCAACGGTCTGCCAGGTGAGCACGCCGGCGGAATCCGTGACCCGGGTGCCGGCGGGAATCAGGACGGCCGAGTCCCGGGTCTCAGAGATGGAGAACCGCATCCCGCACGTCGCGGCCTTGCTGTCCGGACGTTTTCGAATATAGGTCAGCTCCGCCAGGGCGTCCAGGTTCTCCCCCTCCGCCCGGCTGGGGACATTCTGATTGGCGGCGTAGTTGGCCAGCGCCCGCTCCTGGAGGATGACGCTCCCGGCCCACCGGATAAGCTGCATCTCCGGGCTGGCGGGCCGCACAGCCGTCCCGGTCAGCGTCTCATACATCCCGGCCAGTATCGCGAGAATGCCGTCCGGGTCCGTCTGAATAAATTGATGCTCACTGTTCCTGCTCAAGGCTGATCTCCACCTCCACTATTGGAATCAGGACGCCCGGACGGGCCGGGTCCTCCGAAAACGATACGTCCAGCACCGCCGCCCTTGGCTCCCACCGCTGGATGGCCTCCCGTACCGGGGCCACCATCAGCACCTTGGCCACCGGGGCGGGCTTGTCCAGAAAGGACCAGTCCAGCCCGAAGTCCCGATACAGCGGGACAGACCCCCTGGGCGTGGAGAGGATCACCGCGATATTCTGGAGGACCGCGTTCAGCTCGTTCTTCTCGCTGAACTGGATGGATTTCAGGTCAGTTGCGGAAACGGTGTAGCTCATAGCCTATCCCTCCAGATACTCCTGCAGGCTGACGGAGACGGTCGCCGTATGGATATCGCCGTTTCCGTAGTGAGCCTGGGGCTTCATGGTGTGACTTACGATGTTCCAGCGGTACTTGCCATAGGCCCTTGTGCCGATGGTCAGCGGCACGGCCTGACCGGTTCGTTCAATGTTCCAGATCTTGACCACCGCCATGACGGGGTCCACGCCCAGCTCCGAGCTGAGCATGATGTCAAAGGTGATCTTATCCGGGTCCAGCCCGGTAAACTCCGTGAGCGCGTGGGTCAGATGCCGGTCATGGACGGCGTAGCGGGCGGAGCCGGACCAGGTCAATTTGTCCAGGGTGAGCACCGTGTGCTCCGACACCTGAAATACGATGTCGCCCAAACAGCCGGTTACCATCTCCCATCACCCCCCGCCCCTTCCCTGCGCCCCGGTCTCCCCCAAGATATACCCGTCCGCGTTGAAGCCGGGGAGATACAGGCACAGCACCACCGCCCCCTCCCGGGGCATCCAGGGCATGACGCTCAGCGCGTGGCTGTGGCTGGCAAAGGCGGCCTCTCCGCTTCCGCCCGCCTCCGGCTCGGTCCGCTGGGGCGAGGCCTCATGATCGGGTATACCGGGCGGGCTGGCCAGGACGTGGAGCGGTCCGGACGTAAGGTCCGTATCCTCGAACTTCACCCGGGCTACCCGCTTGACCGGGTCTGTCCAGGTGACGGTTCCAACGCGCACCAGGTTCTCCAGCGAGGTCTCCATTTCCCATTCCATCAGTATCCCTCCAATACCTTTCTGAGATTGACATCCACCGTATATCCGGAGCCGTCTACCGTGTGCTTGGCCTGGGTGACAATGTACTTGCCGTCCCAGCCCCCCCAGCACTCCAGCCGCACCGTCACCCCCGCCACAAGGGAATACCCGCCAGGCAGGGTGAACGAGGCGGTCTTGGCGTACCGGTTGTGTCTGCGCAGGATCTTTTCCGCCAGCGTCCGGGCCTGGTCCGGGCTGTCCGTCTTCGCGGTGATCTCCAGCTGCTGGTTGTTCCGGGCCTTGGCGTCGTAGTCCTCCGCCCAGGCCACGGCGCTGACGCATCTGCCGTCCGGGCCGGTATAGCTGACCCGGCAGGAGGCGTACTGCACATCCGCCGTGCCCGCGCCCAGCTTGTATTTGGTATAGGCCCCTCCGCTGCGCCGGATGGTATACACCGCCGCCCGGGCCTCATAGTCCGCCTGGTCGAACAGGACTATGGTGTTGCCGGTGATCTTCAGGGCCAGCCCCGCGTTGTGGCACAGGGTCTCCAAAAACTGGATGTCGCTGGTCTTGATCTGCTCTACCCGGGTGTAAAACGGGTCGAGCCCTGACTCATACATCAGGGTCATACCGTAGAGCCCGGCAATCTTCCCGGCGATGCCGGACAGGGTGTAACGCTCCCACGCCCTGGATTTTTTTGTCTGCCTCAGCTGGGTCTTGTAGGGCAGCGACGTACACTTGAGCAGGATAACCGCCGGCGGGCCGGAGGGGGCCACGCTGTCCAGCTCAAACTTCCCGCAGGGCAGCACGATGTCAACACCGCCGCCCCGCCAGTTCTCCAGGACGATCTCCGCCTCCACCGTCAGGCCGGTGGACACCTGCCTCTTCTCCTCCTGGGCCTCCTCAGCCGCAGCTCCGGCGGCATCCTGGATGCGGTTCTCACCGCTCCAGACATACCGGGACAGATTGCCTCCCTGCTGGATGTCGGGCATGAGCAGCGGCCCTGTGAGGCTCACCGTCTCCCCGCCGCTGTCCCACACCCCCGCCCGCTTCCCCTGCGGCCGGGCCTGCCCTTCGCGGTCCTCACCCTGCCCGGGTGAGACCGCCGCCTCTATGGCCTCGTTCAGCCATTTCTCCTGCCACACGGACTCACGGTCCTGGAGCTGGAGCTGAAAGTCGTCGGCCTTGTCCTCCTCGTTGTCCGTGTAGGTTGCGGAGATCAGATAGGGGCTGATAT